TAAATTTTCCAGTTCCGATACTGTAGTTTTTACAGTTCCAGACTGTAAATTTTCCAGTTCCGATACT